ACATTGAGCAGGAGATAACATGAAGCACGATAAATCTATGGACGGCGAGTTCACTGGGGCATGGCACAGCAAGAACCACAACAACGTGGTGTATTTAAAGAAGGTGAAGCCTGCGATGCTGCGCGATGATTGCATAGTGTGCGGCGCAGATGAGGGATACATCAAAGATGACAAGGGCAGGTCACTGTGCGCGGCTTGCGGCATTGTGGATGATGAGGGGATAAACTGTGATGATCCAGAGGGATGAATATATGCGGGTTGTCGCTGAGAATATTGGGCTGCGCAAACAGGTGACCTTCTATATGGAGAAGCTGTTGAAGGAAGACAGATTTGAGATGCACAAGTCTGAAACCAGTTTGCCACTTGAGCGTGACAAAGATGTTTAATAGCAAAGGGTTACAACTTGAGCGAACAAGTAGATGCTCAAGTTGGCTCAACTCTGAAAACGCCTGCAACTTCAACAACTTACAACTTGATGAACTTGTTCCCCCTAAAGGGGTGACACCGCTGGGTGCGGCGCACCCATTTGGGGAGAATACAATTGAATATAATCGGCATTGATCCCGGAGTGTCCGGGGGACTAGCGCACATTCATGTGCATAACGGCAAGATGACATACCTTAGTGGCATGAGAATGCCTGTACGGCAATTGGGTCCAAAAGTGACCGTTGTGGACGCGCTTGCTGCGGTGAGGTGGTTTCAAGACGAACAGATAGCAACAAGCTGGGCTGAGTTTAAGCTGCCGTTTAACGGCGTTGACGCTATTGTGTTGGAGCGCGTGTCATCCATGCCCGGACAAGGCGTGGCCAGCACGTTTACGTTTGGCAGGGCGATGGGTGCAATTGAGGCAGTGGCGCAGGTAATGGCCCACGATTTTGAATGCCGTGTGAATTACGCATCCCCGTCTGTATGGAAGAAAGCAATGCACTTGAGCAAAAACAAGCAGGCTAGCATGGACATGGCCATGCATGTCTTTGGACACAATGATCTGTGGAAGGTGAAGGCAAACGATGGAATTGCAGAGGCTGCACTGATGGCAGCGTGGCATTATCGACAACACGCGCATGTTGTGTTAGACTAGTCGGCAAACAGATGGAGATAGCATGGCACAGGTGAAAAAGTATTACGTCTACACCCTGACCGATCCGCGTGACCTTAAAGTATTTTACATTGGCAAAGGCACAGCTGCACGAAATTACGCGCACACTCACAAGCTGACGATGCCACAGTCAGACAACATGTCACCCAAATCAAAGTTGATACGCGACATCATTAACGATGGTGACGAGGTGGTCAGCACAATTGTCAAACGGTTTAGCGATGAACAATCCGCGTATGATTTTGAAGCTGAGTTGATTGCGAAGACACCGGGCCTGCTAAACGCGATGGCTGGTGGCAGTGGGCGCAAGGCAAAGGATGAAAAGAAACACGGGCTGACACCAAAGCAAGAGCGGTTCAGTCAGCTGGTTGCTGCAGGCAATATGTCTCAGGCAGACTGTTACCGTGAGGCGTATGATGCAGGCAACATGACTGACAAACAGATACATGAGGAAGCCAGCAAGCTAGCCAGCGGAAACCCCAAGGTTGCCCAAAGGATCGAACAGATAAAAGCCCCAGCTGTGCGAAATTCCCAGATAACACGCGAAGATATCTTGTTAGGTCTACACCGAGCGACTGAGTTGGCTGAACAAACTGCGCAGGCGGGGGCGATGGTGTCCGCGCTGCGTGAGTTGGGCAAACTGATCGACGCGTACCCGGCAGAGCGCAAAGAGGTCCAGATAAACGATGATATGGTAAACCGCATACACGCAGGGCGCAGGATGGCCGCTGGTACGCACAGCATTAACTGAGGGAGACAGACCTATGTACAATAAGAAGACTAAGGCAGCGGCTACTACAAAGAAGACGCCTAGTCGCAAGAAGCCTGCGGCCAAGCAGATCAAGAAGCCTACATCTAAGAGATACTGATGGCATCTCAGGTACAGGGCAGGCCGCACGTTTGGCAGTCACCACCGCCGGGTCAGTCCCCGGTAGATGTGTGCCGCGAGTGCGGAGAACGCCGCATACCACCATATGACCATACGGCGTGTGAGCCTGACATAGTCGGCGCATCATTGCACCAGTTGAGGACGCTGCATGACTACAGCCCTATCTAATGACACAGAGGCACAGCTAGCCGACCTGATGGGTCAGTGCTATGCCAACCCATTGCTACACGTCATGGTCAGCTATCCATGGGGCGAAGGCCAACTAGACGGGCGCACTGGCCCGGACGCATGGCAGGCAGAGTTCCTGCGCGAGGTGGGCAGCGAGGTAAGCAAGCGCGGCTTCACTGGGCTGGACGCAGTGGACCCGGTGCAGTTCAGCACGGCCAGCGGCCACGGCATTGGCAAGAGCGCCATCACTGCGTGGCTCATACGGTGGATCATGGACACCCGGCCATTCTGTAAAGGCGTGGTCACCGCGAACACATCCGAACAGCTGCGTACCAAGACGTGGGCCGAACTGGCCAAGTGGCATGACATGGGCATCAGCAAGCACTGGTATCACATCAACAGCGGCGGCGGGTCCATGAACATGTACCACCGCGACCACCGCAACACATGGCGCGTTGACGCACAGACTAGTCGCGAGGAAAACAGCGAGGCATTCGCTGGCCTACACGCTGCATCATCCACACCGTTCTACATATTCGATGAAGCATCCGCGATCCCGGACAAGATATTTGAGGTCCGCGAGGGCGGCTTGACCGATGGTGAGCCAATGACATTCGACTTTGGCAACCCGACACGAAACAGCGGCAGGTTCTATGAGAACATGGTCGGCAGGTTCAGACACCGAATGATACGAAGGTTCATCGACAGCCGGGACGTGGCCATCACCAACAAGCGGCTGCTTGACCAGTGGGTCGATGACTACGGCGAGGACAGCGACTTTGTGAAGGTCAGGGTCAAGGGCGAGTTTCCCAGTGCCGGGGCGCTGCAGTTCATTGGCACAGACATTGTCGATGCCTGCGTGGACATAGACGTGGCCGTTACGACCAGCGACCCGGTGGTCATGGGCGTGGACGTTGCCCGGTTTGGTGACGATCAGTCTGTCATCGTTGTCCGACATGGCCGCGATGCAGAGAGCAAGCCATTGGAGCGATACCGAGGCGTGGACACCATGACGCTGGCATCCGAGGTGTCACGGCTAGCCCGGCAGTACATGCCAGACACAATCTTTATAGACGGTGGCGGTGTGGGCGGCGGTGTAGTGGACCGATGCAGGCAGCTGGCTGTCGAGGTGGTAGAGATTAACTTTGGGGCCAAGGCAACCATGGCAGGCTACGCCAACATGAGGGCGCAGTGCTGGGGCAACATGAAGGACGCCATAGCAGACGGCATCCGATTACCTAACGACCCGGACATGAAGAGCGACCTGACCGGGGTCGAGTACGGCTACAATGTACGCAACCAGATACAGCTAGAGAAAAAGGAAGACATGAAGAAGCGCGGCCTGCAGTCCCCGGACATTGCAGACGCCCTCGCATTGACCTACGCGCACCCGGTACTGCCGACACGCGCTGGCTACACCGGGGACGATTACGGCAATGCTGAACACGAATACAACCCGTTTTAACACCCGACTAGACGGAAGCCGAGATTTAATGTAGGATTAGCCACATGGCAAATGACACAGTGACAAAAGCACACATACAAGTGACACCGTTTAACCCTGACACCAAGTACATGGTGCAGGCGCTCTATGACATTGGCGATGCTATTGTAAAGGAAAGCACCACGTTTAAACACGATGTGATGAGAGATAAGATTGACGCGCTAGTTGCTGACCATAAATTGCATTTAAATGACGCTGCCATCGACAGCCGGACGTGTTGCTACATGGCGTTTCTCAAACTTTCAGAGGACCACCAGCCGACATGTGTGGGCGCTGTCGCGGGGTTTGTGAGTGACAGCTGGTTTGACGGTAGCACCTCACTTAACGATTTCTTTTTATACGTTCACCCAGACGCCCGGCGCTCTCGCACTGCCGAGAGCCTGATCCAGCACTACGAATTGTTTGGAAGAGATGTTGGTGTGGACAAGATTAATTTAGGTATATCTACAGGGCTGCGCCAAAAGGCGCTTGGCCGCTTTTACGAGAACGCTGGCTATCAGCAATCCGCAACCCAATTCACGAAGGAGATAAACCATGTGCTTTAGTCGCGCCCCCGCCCCACCGCCGCCTCCACCGCCTCCCGCCCCACCGCCTGCGCCGCCTCAAGCTAGTGCGCAAGCAAACATGACAGCGCGGAAGGCCCAGCAAAAGAAAACTAAATCTAAGCAGGGACAGGCTGGCACAATTAAGAACGTTGCAGGTGCGCAGGGTCTATTAGATGACGCGTACACCACGACACCAACATTGTTAGGTTCCTAAACTATGGTGATGATCACTCCAGAGAACTTGCCCAAAGGGCAGATGCAAGGGAAGCAAGCGCGTGTTTACAAGCGATGGAAGTCGCTTGAAAATGACCGCGCGTCTTGGCGCTCTCACTGGATTGAAATCAGCGACTACTTGCTACCCCGGCGCGGAAAGTACCTGCTAGAAAGCAGCAACAGCCGGGGCCGCAAGCGCAACAACAAGATTATTGACAGTTCACCAACCCAATCGCTGCGCACTATGGCAGCGGGGATGATGTCTGGCATGACTAGTCCAGCCCGGCCATGGTTTCGCTTTGCGACACCTGACCCGGACATGATGGACAATTACGCTGTGCGTGAATGGGTTCAGAACGCAGAACATGTGTGTAGAAACGTTTTAAACAACAGTAATTTTTACAATACAGTCTACAACATATACTCTGAACTGGGCGCATTTGGCACAGCACCTTTATACCGACAACGGTCTGAGAGCCAGATCATTAGATTTAGGCCATTTACTGCAGGCGAGTACGTCATTGCAGAAAACGACCAAGGCATTGTGGATACACTAGGCCGCAACTTCACTATGACTGTCGGCCAGCTGGTCGAGAAGTTCATTGTAGACCCGGCAACGGGCGAGATGGATTGGGACAAGTGTTCTAAAGCCACAAAGAAGCTGTACGAAACGGGGGAGTACGACACCCTTGTTCCGATCATCCACATGATACAACCCCGGCGTCGAGATGAACGCGACCCCGAAAAGCTAGACGCTAAGAACAAGCCATTCCAATCCTGCTATTTTGAAGAAGGCGGGGACGGCAAAACCTTTTTAGAGGAAGGCGGTTATGACACATTCCCTGCTTATGTACCTCGTTGGGACGTGCTTAGTGGTGACGTTTATGGCCGCTCTCCCGGCATGGATCATCTTGGTGATATTAAGCAATTACAGCAGGAACAAAAACGTAAGGCGCAAGCGATAGACAAGATGGTCAACCCACCTATGGTTGCTCCTACTAGTCTGCGCGGACGGCCCACAACAGTAATACCGGGCGGCACAACTTACGTCGATGCTACCCAAGGCAACCAAGGATTTGTCCCGGCGTACCAAGTGCAGCCTCGTATCCAAGAATTGATGATGGATATTCAAGAGGTGCAGCAACGTATCGGGCGAGGATTTTACGCAGACCTTTTCGCTATGATGATCGGCTCAGACCGCCGACAGATCACAGCCACAGAAGTGGCAGAACGCCATGAAGAAAAGCTAGTACTGCTTGGACCTGTGCTACAACGTTTAAACGTTGAACTTCTGGACCCGCTGTTGAAAGACACGTTTGGGTTCGCCATGGAAGCCGGGTTGCTTCCTCCCCCTCCCGGTGACTTGGCGGGGCAGAATTTGCAGATTGAATACGTTTCTCTGTTAGCACAGGCCCAACAAGCAGCTGCAGCCACGGGCATTGAACGCACCATGGGCTTTGCAGGCAACTTAGTAGCAGTGTTTCCAAACATTGTAGACAACATTGATGCAGACAAGGCGCTGCGCGAATACTCACACATTCTGGGCAACCCGACTGACATTCTTGTAGATAAATCTTTGGTTGAACAGACAAGGGCCGCACGGGCAGAGGCAGAACAACAGCAACAGGAAATGCAGCAAACAATGCAAATGGGCGCGGGGGCTGCGCAGAATGCGAAGGTGCTGTCTGAAACAGACACGCAAAACCCCAACGCACTCACTGAACTACTAGGGAGAGGCTAACACATGGGCCAGCCGTTTGTAGTAAATGATAGCAGTGACGAAGCGCAGATCACCAAAGCTGAAAAGCAGATGGAAGATCGAACCAAAGACGTGGACACGATCTTGTCCACAGAACGCGGACGCAGATGGTACTACGACCAGATTTTTGACAAGTGTCATTTACTGGCCAACAGCTACGTCCCACAAAACGCTGGGGGGACGGCCTACAATGAGGGTGTACGACAACTGGGTGTCCAGATGTACAACGCCGCCAAGGAAAGCCAGCCAGCATTATTTATGAAAATGCTAGAGGAGAACCACTTTGAGTGATGAACTAGAAATTGACGCCGCGCAGGATACTGTAGTGGCCCCCGAACAAGCCACGCAGGAAACTGCAGAGGCTACCGAAACCAAAACCTTGCTGTCGGATGACGAAGGGAACGGTACTGACGCAACAAGCGGCCCACCAGAAGACGGTGTGTATAAGTTTGATGCGCCAGAGGATTTTGACGTAACAGATGAAATCCAAGCAGAACTCGATATTTTCTCTAACATAGCAAAAGATAGTGGCCTGTCTCAGGATCAATATCAGGCGCTTGTTAGTTGGCAAATCGAGAGAGGCCGCGAGATGGGTACTGCCCAAGGAGCGGAATACGAAAAGCGTGTCACTGAATGGGCAGACCAAGCTAAAGCAGATGATGAATATGGCGGTGACAGTATCACTTCCAATCTGAAACTGGCAACGCAAGCCGTGGAAAAGTTTTCGACAGCAGGTTTGAAAAGCATTTTAGCCAAGGCCACCCCGGATAACCCGGAAGGTCTTGGAATTGGTAACCACCCCGAAATGGTGCGCTTGTTTTATCGCATTGGTAAGGCCATGGGCGATAGTGATCTAGTTGTAGGCGGCGCGTCCGCTGAGACAAAATCACCAGAGCAACGCATGTTTCCTACCATGTATCCCAACAGCAATTGAGGTGTGAAAGGAGCTAATCTATGGCAACTCTCAGTTCTATAAATCCGACCCTAGCCGATCTGGCAAAGGTCACTGACCCGGACGGTTCTATTTCGGACGTGGTTGAAATCCTAAACCAAACCAACGAAATCCTTGTGGATATGACGTGGTTGGAAGGAAACCTAACTACAGGTCACCGTACAACTGTACGCGCTGGCTTGCCAACACCAACATGGCGTAAATTGTATGGTGGCGTACAGCCGACTAAAAGTCGCGCAGTACAGGTCACAGATAATTGCGGTATGCTGGAAGACTACGCAGAAGTGGACAAAGCACTTGTGGATATGGCAGGCAACCCTGCTTCATTCCGCTTGCAGGAAGACCGTCCACATATCGAAGGCTTGAACCAACAGGTCGCTACCACTCTTTTCTATGGCGATGAGAGTGTTAACGCTGAACGGTTCACCGGGTTTGCGCCACGTTTTAACTCTCTTTCCGCAAGTAATGGTGAAAACATCATTAATGGCGGCGGGAGCGGTTCAGACAACGCGTCTATCTGGC